CTGCTCAAAGTCAGGTAGCTGATAGGTTGAACAAGTGGGGGTGAATGCTCCTGGTAGAGAGAATACTAAAATTCTCTTACGAGCAAACAAGTCAAACGATGTTGACTGTAGCCATTCGTAGTTTTTTGCAGGGTTTAGTCTGCGACGATGAAATACTACGGATGGAATTAGTTCTGGTAATGAGCGCCAGTATCCAATTTCTTCATACTGTCGACGCTCAGCATCTGTGCAATAAATTGCCATACTTATACATTCTCCATTCTAACCATTAATCTTTCAGCTCTATTAGTAACCTGCTTGTGCCACAAGGAGTCTCGTCCTTCTACTGCTGCACGCTTCCAGTCACCTTCTTTCAAAGCTGCTGTGAAATTCTTAAATTTAGAAAGTCTAGTACGTCCCATGTTAAACATCATGTTTACTAGAATTTCTTGTACTTCTCCTGGGAATCCTTCCCATACATCTTCGTCATATAGAGCGACGCACTCACTCACAGCTAAGTCAAGATCGTAGTCAAAGCACTCTTGTACTCTCTCTACTGATACAGGCTCGCCTACGTCGTAGTTTCGCTCCGGATCTGTATCAAGTACTAGATGCCCCACTCCAAAAGTTTTGTACCCAAGATGATCTAAGTATAACTTATACTCTACACCTTCATCAATTTTTAGCTGTTCGTAAACTGCTTCTCTATTCATGTTTATTCCTATAATCCGCTACTGCGGCTTTGATAGCATCTTCAGCGAGTACGCTGCAGTGAATTTTCACTGGGGGTAGTGCAAGCTCTTCTGCTATCTCGGTATTTTTTATACTCTCTGCTTCGTACAGATTCTTTCCTTTTACCCACTCTGTGAGCAAAGAAGAAGAAGCTATTGCACTTCCACAGCCGTATGTTTTAAACTTTGCGTCTTTTATTATACCTTCTTCTACTTTTATCTGAAGGCGCATGACATCTCCACACGCTGGAGCACCAACCATACCAGTACCTACACTTTCGTCGTCATCAGACAATCGTCCTACATTACGAGGATTTTCATAGTGATCTAATACTTTATCGGAATATGCCATAATTTGTTTTAAAAAGAGCGAGGCCTTGCGACCCCGCTACTGGTTTTAGTGTGTAATAGCTTTAGTTGTGCCTCTTCGTATGTCTCGTAAAGAAACTAACTCCCAGGTATCATCTTCCTTATTGTACTCATGTATAAGAATGATGTCTGATAATCCAGCCCTGAATGATATTGTTTCCATAGTCTCACGAGATCCTACTACTATTACTTCTTCCATCGGTCTCTCTGGTCTACGAGCACCACCTTCGTCTTTCTCGGCGTGTTCGTCTGCTAAAGCAAGTGATGGAGTGGTAATTGATGCGGTCAATAGACCTATTATAACCCACACTGATAGTTTAAAACTATCCACTTATGTCTCCTCATGAAATTGTAACCTTTACTGGTTGCAACTCAGTCGGGAGCTCTTCATGCAGATCTATACATAGCAGGCCTCGTTCCATGTAAGCACGATCAATCTGAACGTGTTCGCTCACACCGAACGTCCGTGTGAAACACTTGCCACTTAATCCTTTATAGATATAGGCTTCGTTTTCATTAACTTCTTGCTTAATTCTACCAATTACGGTAAGTACACCTTTATGTAGGCTGATGTCAATATCGCTCTTGTTCCATCCTGGAACTGCTAGCTCCACTCTGAATCCGTTTTCTCCGACTCTGAGAACATTGTAGCGAGGGTATCCACCATCTACTTGTGGTGCAAAAACGTTTGTGTCCATGAATCGGTCAAAACCTAACAAAAACTTGTGTAGGTCAGCCACTGCTAACTTAGTAGTCATAAAGTATCTCCTTTTATGAATTGCGTCCTTTCGGTACGCTTGGGTTCTTTCGATACCCGATTTTTAATGTGAGTCACTTAAGGCGGACTCGTTGCCTAGTATTCGTCGTCGACTTCAAGTACGCCTTCGTCGATGAGATATTGTACGGTGTTTTCAATACCTTCTTGTCTTCCTAAGTGAAAGGAGGTCAATGCACAACCAATCATGCAAACTGCAAAGATAGTAGTAGCTGTAAATAATTCAATCACTTAGGTTTCTCCCATACTTTTTGTCGATGCGTAAATTATACTATAAAAGGCAGATAATGTCAAGAAGTATTTTTCTATGCACCTTGTAAAAATACTTCTTGACATTTGTTCGTTCTTTCAGTATAATACATAGTATGAAAGATTACCAGAAGCAACCGTGGAGTCATGAAGAACGTAAGTTCCTCAAGGAACATTATGGAAAAACGTCTATGAAACGTATACTAGACCTTCTTCCACACAGGACGGAAAACTCTATACGCAAACAGGTACACTATCTAAGAAAACGCGGTTGGACATTTAATTAAGGAGAAAATAGAATGGCCAAGAAAAAAAGAATGGGTAAGTCAAACAAAACCAGCCAAGGGCTTCGTAGAAGCAGTATCGGCGTACGAATGCTTACCCCAATGCAACGGTTAAGAAACCAACAGGAAGCATGGTTAAAGGGCAAAAGAGTAATGCTCGTTATTGATGCTGCTGGTCACAAAGCCGAGGCACAGACAGTATGGGGGCTACCTCCTATGCTTAGGAAAAAGGTAACGAATGCCGAAAGTAAGGGTACGGAATAACAATGTTGAAGCAGCACTACGAGTATTTAAAAAGAAATGTGCTGATACACTTTGGGAAGTAAGACAACGGGAGTTTTATACTACTCCCTCCGAGAAACGCAGAATAGCAAAGAAAGCTGCTATTGGCAGAAATAAAAGGAAAAACAATGATACAGCACGTAGGTACTAACTTCGAGCTTGCAGGGGATTTCATGGAGGCATTTGGCCAGCAGGTACGCGATATACCTATGTGGCCAGACTTCTCTACAAGGGAACTGCGACTTGAATTAATTCGAGAAGAATACCAAGAGCTGGAAGAAGCTATAGACCAAAAAGATATGGTCGCTGTAGCAGATGCACTTACTGATTTACTGTATGTAATCTATGGAGCCGGCCACGCATTTGGCCTGGATCTAGATGCATGCTACCAGGAGGTGCACTCCAGTAATATGAGTAAATTAGATGAAGATGGTCGTCCACTAAAAAGAGAAGATGGAAAAGTACTAAAAGGACCCAACTTCTTTGAGCCTGATTTAAGCTATGTACTAGGAATGTCTAAAGATGGAAATTAATGCAATATATCCTGTTAAGTATAATTTACCAGTTATGGAATATCAAAAAACTACTGTGAGAGTAGTACACGACCAGCAAACCGTAACTGTTACAACTTATGATAAGCAAGGTGCACTAATTGAGACTGTGGTACGTAGCCACAATATAGCAGAAGTATGATAGGGTTACTTGGTATACTTGCCGTCTTTTTATGCCCCATGGTATTTGGTGGAATTACAATGTATTATTCACATAAGGCTATTCACAAAGAAACTTTAGAAAGGTGGAAAAGATATGATTAAAAAAATTGGGTTTGCAATATATGATTTATACAATTTCTTTTTCAGTCTGAAAGTTAATCCCTTAAGACATATTCCTAATGCATTTACACAATTTATACTGATGTTTTATTTATCAGTAATGTGGTCGGCAGTATTCACATTATGGGCTGGATATACTATTTATTATGGTATTTACAGTGTAGGAGGACACCTACTTGTAGTAGGGGCTTTCTTTATTACTGCTATGATTTTTCAAGATGCAGAGAAAAACGGACATTTGTGGGTACAACGATTCCCACGAACAAATAAGAAGAAAAATATAGCTGTTTGGAACTTGGAAAAAGAAGGATAATAAAAAAGGGGCACTTAAGCCCCTTTATTTTTTTGTCTTTCTATCTCTTTTACACGTATCATATCCGTGCCTTTCGTCTTCCACACCCAGGGAAGTAATCCGTGTACTATAAATACGAATGCTACTGACACTGCAAACCACAGATGTTCCAAGTATGTTTCGTTTATATCCTCAAGGTGCTTCACTCTACCACTCCTTTAGAATAGCAACTGTTAGCATAAACCAGCTTACTACATTGAGCATAATCAATGCTCGGTCTCTCCAGATAATTGATACCCAGATCCACAACGCAATACCTACCCAGCCAAAGTAAATATCTAACATACGATACTCTGGCCCAGCTGCTCTCATTGCCAAGCTACAGAGAACAATAACACTTGCTACCCACTTGAGGTACCAATCAAAATCTTCTGGATACCACTCTCTGTCTGGCTTTGTTCTTCCATCTGCCCGAACCATCGGGTCTCCTTTTCCTTTCATACGGTTCTCTCCGCTTTCTCTGTGCTTACATTATCAAAATAATCATGTGTTGGTGCATTTACTTGAGTACACTGTAATACAAAATAAATAAGTATTACAGCGATTCCTAACTTTGTTCCTGTTATTCTATTCAAAGGACAACTCCATCTGCTGCGGTCCTGTGAAAGGGTAGTCGAGCACTGGTTTCATAATGCCTTTTGACATATGCTCTTGGTACCAAACTACATCTTCTCCGAGTTCAGCGTAGATCTTTACTTCACCTGTGGTTACCATCTCTGGATTGCCCACATCATCGTAGTACACTTCTCGAAGAGAGATGATGTCATCTTCTCTTACTAAACGAAAGTTCCAGCTCATTTCTTTTTACGCTCCTGTTCTTCGATGTGAGCTGCAAGAATAGATACAAAGCCTTCTTGCATTAACAGCCTTACAGCTTCAGCATCCAATTCTAATTCTACATTTGCAGATCCATCTTCATGTTCTACAATGTTTACTACTTCTATTACTGGTAAGTTCATTTTATTCGGTTTCCATAATAATCGTGAGTTCCTGCACGTTCATTCTTTCGACGTTCATCGTGCATCTTTGCTGCTTCAAGGTTTACCCAAAATCCTACTACAGTGATTACTGTAGCGACAAAAATAATAAAAATATCTTCTAACATCAGTCATCTCCTTCTTTAATGATTACCCATATAGCAAGAATCAATACGATAGCTGCATATAGGGTTATGTTATAAATTTCCATACAATTTTCCGTTTCTACGATAGGTGGCAAAAATAATTCTTTACATATGCCAAAAGTCGTGGTATAATATATCAAAATTGATAGACAATATGGTCTACTACTTCTTATCACAAACTAACATCTGACGAAGCATAATGTAGCTATTCTGTGCATAAGCATCCTCTGAAGCTCCTGCGAAAGAGAGATGCATACACGGGGTATCTACAAGATTTGCTAAGTCAGAGATAACCACGCTACATTTCATTCTAATAATGTACAAATCATGTGATAATTGTACCAACACGCTAAGGACCCGGATAATCAAATAATTCATAACGGGTCTGCTTCAATTACTTCTAATTCTAAGTAAAAATCCCACTTTTTTAATCAAATAATACGTCCAAATTTTCCGCAATTCGCGTTTTTTCAACGGCGGTTTTGTATTACTTTGTCCGGAATTGTCCATAGATCTTCCAAAATTATTCCCACAGGCATCGTGATTAAGCCTAGACTTCATACTAGCTTGCTAAGAACGGGTTAGTATTGTTCCACTCTTTCAACCCCGTTACGATTATTGAATACTTCTCTTCTGCTTTTGTACTCGAGAAAGTAATTGTTTTAGTACTCGAGTCTGCTGCCCACTCTTTTGCTTCTAAATGGTTTAGACAGATCATGAGAGCCTGCTGAAACCCCGCTTCATATTTAAACTTTGTACTTGGTCCTCTCATCTCAAATTCCTCTTCATACACTCCTCCACACATTAGCCTAAACCTCCAGGGTAATTATTAACTTGCTCTAACCCCGCTACTGCTTTTTCAAGATTTCTAAGCGCCGCTTTTGGACTTTTCTCCAAACCAGCGAGATCCGTAGTCTCAACTCCAAGGCTCTCAGCGATACTATTAACGATTTCCACTTTCGTGATAGGGCTTTCCCCAGTCTTCGTAACATACACTTCTCTCCGGTATACGCCTTCGCGTGATAGCTTTCCAATTATAGATTTCTTACTTCTACCTAACTTTTCTGCTAGCTCTTCCACTGTAGCAGGTGTTGGCTTATCTTGATAAGCTCCCACTAACAGTAGCGTCATTTCTTCAGTATAGTTCGACATTCCTGTGCTTCTCCTTTCTACTGTAGGTTTTTTTACTTTTATGTACTCCCGCTTTATTAAATTTGTGAGCAAACTTCGCAACGGGGTTACGTCTCTTCTGGCGGTTCATAGCGAATCTCTCCTGATTCTACACCTATGATTAGATGGTCTGAAGCAAAGTCTAGAAGTCCTATTGGTACATTCTCTACTCCAACTGCTCTTACATACCTAAGCAGTGTAGAATTATAACTTGCTTCTTTCTCTTCGATTTGGGTTTCTAACGTATGTAATAAACTGTAGCCTTTTTCCATTGCTTCATGCAGTTCAATAAGCTCTTCCGTGCTTTTAGTAAGTTGGTTAAGGAGGCTACGATCTTGCGGAAATTCAATTACTTTTTTCATGTACATTTCCTCCATATAATGTATTATTATACAGGTTCAGAGAAAATTTGTCAAGTAATTTTTTAGAGGAAAGGGGGTATAAAAAAGCCCTCCGAAGAGGGCATAAAGTTTTGCTATGTCAGTAACAAAATGGTGAGGCTCCAGACAGGTCTTCGCTGGGATCTTTACTGCCTTATCGCATTTCTAAGATGCGTCCCTGGCTTCCTCATAAAAAGTGTGGTGGCCCCAACCTTGCCAGTATCCACAAACCGTCCATAGCCATTATTCCGAGACTGGCTAACCTTCACGCTATACACGCTATCGAGGGTATAGGCCCGACTGCTACTAGAGGCAATTACGACAGTGTGCAGTTTTGCCGTCAGGTCGAGGTTTCAGCGGTGATGGTGGTCTGCTTACTTCTCTCGACTGAATGAATATTATATTACGTTTTTGAACTAAAAGTCAAGAATTATTTGTCTGAAGTCTACTAATTTTTTCAAATATTTTAGCTCCAGTACTTGCTGAGTTATACTCAATTACGAGACCGTCCGCGTTCATATGAAGAATCGGAGCGGGGCAACTACGTGCTTCACGCATTGCCACCTCAATTGCAAATGCTACTGATTCCGCATCCTTTTCCAGTGTGTTCCTAAAAGTTACAGTCATGTCTGTCATTTAGCCTACCAACGCTTCAATGAGTTGGCTAAGGTCTGGCTTTGTCATTTTAGCCAGAGAAGGTAGTTCACGGCCTACAGCATTCTGTACTTTAGCAATCAGCTCTGCTTTTAGAATAACAGGCTCTCCTCGCTTTGTTACTCGCTCAGGCTTTTGGTAAATGTCCATTGCAGATAGTTTTGCAATGATACTACGAGGTGTCTTGCCAAACTGAATTGCCAGTGACTCAACAGTTTCTCGTGTAGGTTCGACCAAATACTCGTCACGCATGACAGTCAGCATTTCGTCAGTGTAGTTTGGTGATGCTTTCGCAGTTACGTCGCTCATAATAATGTTCTCCCGAAAATTTGTGTGTGTTCTCTCAATCAATGTAGATATTATAGAAGGTTAAGATGATAAAGTCAAGAACTCTTTTGTCATTTGGTCTTCTAAAGTTCGCGCTTCTACTTCCCACGGTTCCTGCTGATACTCAAAATCATCTCGTACTAGCAGTGTACCTAACCAGTATGCGTGTTGCATCTCTAATTGTAGTCTGCCATAGACATACTGGTACGCGTGCGTCATCTCATGAAACAGAGTAGGCAGCCACTCTTCACACGCAAACAATCTTACCACAATTTTGTGGTCTAAGTCAATACTATCGCCATAGATACTACTAGGCCCACACAATTTAATGTGTATAGGTACAGGACTTACATTCAAGTCATGGTACTCACAAGCCCATCTAGCGGCTTCTCTTACTTCTTCTACAACATCTGGGTGCCACCAGCGTTTAGCTTTTACTCGTATTTTTAACATACTTTCCCTCACTTGAATATATATATTATACTACCAAAGAGTTCGTTGTGTCAAGAATTAATTTTCCGGAATTGGTCATAAAGCCAACGCAACCTAACTCCGGGGGGCCGTGCACGGGGTTTTTCTGTCAAGTTTTATTTTCGTGAATTTGCCAAAATTATACTAATTTTGCGCACCCGTTCCGGGGTTTTCCCAAATTTGCACTAATTATACCGTCCCCGCAGAGACTTGTCAATCAAAATAAATTGTGTTCGGGTGCAAAAAGTACTTGACAAATTAGATCAAGTACTGTATAATTGGCGCCGCGGGGAGACTGCTGTTTTGATTAATTTGCACCTTTCCCGTAAAAAGTACTTGACATCGTCGCACTACTACTGTATAATCGGCGCCCGCGCGCCAAAATGACCATTGCAATCGGAAATAATTTGGTCCACACCCGCAAAAAAGACTTGACAAATATCGCTCTTGCACTTATAATGGCGCGAGGTACCCACAAAAAAATCGTCGTCGCACTACCACTGGCGCCCCCGCGCCAAAAATTTCAAGAAGTCAAGCATTTTTTCAAGAAATTTTTGGCGAGAGTGTTCCACGTGGAACATCCCAAAGTTGGCATGATTTTTGCCTTAGAAAAATGTTTTCAAAAAATAATATAAAGCGCCCCCCCAAATTATCAAATCAGTTGCAATCGAATAAACCACGTATGCCGCCGCTAAAAATCTCATTTTTTGGCCTCCTGTTGTACCCGTTCCCATGCTACGCGATGCGCTTCCCAAAAATCACGTTCTGCCTTTTTTCTGGCTTCCAATATTTCTTTTAACATTTTTTCGCCTCCAGTATGTCGCAAAGTTTAGTAGTAAGATCGAGAATTCCTGAATCCTTATCATTGTAGTCAATCACGTTCCAGTCGCAATCAATAACGCGCTCTTTTAAAATCGTCATGCGGTCATAATATGAGAGCGCATTTTCGTCATTCTCTGAAAATTTCCAATAGGTGAGCGGTGACGTTTTGCGGTTTTCGATTCGTGCGCGTTGCTCGTTTTCGTCAATTGATAGCCAGAATTTGACCATGTGCACGCCTTGCGATTCTTCCCATGCTTTGTGGCGTTCCAGAAAATTCTGGTATTGAGTCTCAGAGCACCAATTATTGAGGCGTTGAACCATTGCGCGGCTGTACCATGAGCGATCATAAAAAACGATCTGGTTGCAAGCTGGCATTCGCCCAGACCAATAGCCTAGCCATTTTTTCATGGTGGATTTGCTAGGCTTGCGCGATAGGTGAACCGAATAAAGCGCCGGATTCAAATAATGCGTGATCTCGCGAATCGTGCTAGATTTTCCGGCAGTGTCGCGCCCTTCAAGAATTACCGCAACCCCTCGATGGCCGAAACCGTCGAGGATTGCATTTAGTCGCGCTTGTTGTTCTCTTAATGCTTTCATGCGACCTTACTCCCGTGAATGTGGGCATCATCGCCCGCGTTTTTGTTGACGATCCGCCAAGGTGCGCCGTTGATTTTGCCGTATGGGATCGGCTTTTTCTGCGCGAAGCATTGAGCCAGAATCGCGACCTCGATTCGCGCATCGCTCAAAGCGGTGTGATCCTCAATAAAGGAATAATCACCAGAGCAGTAGCGATGCGCGAATTCCGCGCCAGTCTTGATATTGCCAGCCGGTGAGACCCAACCCATAGAGCGAGCGATTGTCGCATAGGCTTTTTGGCTTAGTTTAGTCTCGCAAGCGAATTGCCAAATGTCGAGAATCTCGAGCGCAGAATTCAAAACCTTGCCCTCATATCCTAGCGATGCTTGAGTTTGCGCCATGACGCGAAAATCAAAACCGGCATTGTACGCCGCGATAATATCGACAGAATGCGCCTCAATATCCGCGTTCATTTGCTCGACAATCTCAGCCCAAGGTTTGAGGGTAATTTCCTGATCTTGAAGCATTCGGGCATAGTGGGTGAAATGCTTACCCGCATAAAACGCGCCCATCATTTTCTGTGGATCGGTGAAATTTTCCTCAACGAGCCAGTTGCGCTCAAGCGCAATATTGCCGCGCTTGTCGTGGATGATATAGCCCACATCGTAAACGTGACCCTCAAGGCCGACCGTTTCGGTGTCGAGAGTAAGGATGGTTTTTTTGTTAATCATGCCGATAGCCTTTCATTGATTGAGATTGCATTATAAACCCGAACGCCTTTCGATGCAAGCGTTGAAATCACGCGCTCGTTATCGTCAAACATAAGCGAAAAAGCGCAGAAATTTTTCCAAGATTTGCCGATGCTTTGCGCGTATTGGCGGAGTGCCACCCATTTGAGCAAATCATCGGGAGTGTCCGCGCCCATCGGACGCGATAGCATTGCATCATATACGAGGCCATGCTTTGCGAGGAATTCCAGATCATGCTCGCCAATCACGCGAGCTGTGCAGATCACAATTTCCGCGCCCTTGGCTTGCGCCTTGCGCCATTGGTCAGCGAGAGGCAAGAGCGAATCGCCCATGATTTTCTCGCGTGTATTGTTAGCGATCCAATGCTCGAGATCGAGTGAACCATCAGCCTTGGTGAGCTGGCGGTGAGAGCTGTCGATCACAGTGTGATCTAGGTCGAAGATATAGCGCATTTGTTATGCTCCTAAAAGTGAATAAAGAAAGCCAAGTATAGAGCAAATGTTGAGAGCTGTCAAATTGTGAGTGTGATTAATCACGCTCTGAATGGTCAGCATTAGCAGACCCGCGACGGCTAACATCGGCCCAAGATCGGTGGCCATGTTGAAAGATGCGGCGACCATTAAGGCCGCCCCAGTCCAAGAGATGAAGCCGATCACCCGATCGACTCCAAGACGTTGACCAATTCAGCTTTGGTCAGATCGCCTTCACGTTCTGGCAGTGCCAGAGATTTGCGGATCTGCGCGAGATAGTGCGCCTTGGTAGGCTGTTGCTCGCGTTGAGCCTTTGCCGCAGGTGCGGCCTTGACATATTCAACGCCGAGGCTTTTAGCCTTAGCGATGATTGAACGATAGCCAACGTCAGCCTTAGCGAATAGATCGCTGTTGGCTAGATCGTGAGCCTTGGCTAGATTGAGAGGAGCCGCAGAGCGAACCGCGTCAATCATGGGGTTAGTGTATTTTGACATAGCATTTACCTTTTTAGTTGTAGGCTTGGCGGTATTGCCAAACCATGGAAAGATTCTCTCAAATAACGTGGGCATTGTCAAGCCCCTATCGCAAAAAATTTGAAATTATTTTCATGGCGTATGCGATCGCACCCATGCAAAATAAAGCAAAGATCGTGCCAACATAATCGCCCATCATAGTTGACAATGTGGCCGCGATCGCGCCTACCATAAAGAGCAGAGATAAGCAAGTGAATGTAAATAGTGGCATGGCATAGCCTCCCTAGTTGATGCAAGCATTGTCTCATAAAAATTTATGCTTGTCTAATAATATTTTTGCATAAGCATATAATAAAATAATATAACAGGGGGGTTGACAGACCTTGACAAATGTGCTATCGCGCGCGCTCCCTTTCACGTACCACTTGGGAAAAAAATATCTTGACTTTCTACGCTATTTGTCATATAATTTACCAATGAGATGGTACTTTACTTTATGCTACTTTATGCCTATTTTTACGTTAATGGCCTTGGTTACGCAAGACTATAATTTATTGTGGGCACTTCCAGGAATATTCGTAAGTTTTATTTTTGCTATGTATGGCTTCTCTGTAGGAATGCACCATACTTTTACACATTCTACTTTTAAGTTTTCAAAACCTGTAGAAAATATTTTAGCTTGGGTAAGTTTTTACGCAATGCTACAATCTCCTATATCTTGGGGAACAGTACATAAAGCACACCACAAATACGCAGACAAAGAAGGTGATCCTCATTCCCCCATACTATTAGGAAAAAAGATTTGGCTGCCTTGGAACCATGAATTAACAAACTACGAAAAGCCTATAAAAAGAGTAATCAGAAATAAAACTCATCAATTTATACACAGAAATGGATGGATGCTTCTTTTACATCCTATAGTAGCGGCTCTTATTGGAATAGAAGCTTTTATTTTCTTGTATATGGTTCCCATTGCTTATATAAAAATAATTGAAATTGTATTCGTTGCAGTATCTCACGGAGGAGATGTGAATTCTCACGGAGATCACTCAAAGATGTCTAAGTTACTTTATATTTTGGCTTTAGGAGATGGAGATCATGAACAACACCATAAAAACATGTGGTGTCCTCCCAGCCATAAATTTTTCGCAAATATTATAGGAAATAAAAATGTATCGGCCTATTAATCAAATACTTACAGCACGAAGGTATAATTCGAAAACTGACAGTGCTTGGTTACAAGAGAGAATAGATTCAGCTAATTTAGATACTACAGCAGAAGAATTGGTATCAAGATCCTTCGACTTTGATTGGATAATAGAAAATCCAAACGGAATATTAAAGTATACTCAATTTCATGATATGGAGACTTGCTTATTTATTGGATATACATTTGATTCGCCAGGAGCACACGCTTCAATAGGCACAGCCGTGTTCGATTATATAAAAGAAATATTTCCCGAAAAGGACAGCGTTATTATTAGACCAGCATACCCAAGTCACGCTACTTTAATAAAGCAACGATTTTCTAATGTTATTTCTGATAATGGATATTTAAGGTATATACTATGACTACTTATTCTAGAACGCTTGCTTATAGCTCTACTCAATTTTCAAGCCGCACTACAATCACTCAAAATGTATCAGTAGGAGACACAATAAATCTTACTATATATGCAGGCAGCACTAGCTCAGGGTTTCCCCACAGCACCAGCGCTGCTAGCGCAACTAACTGTAGTGTAACAAGTCCTGGTTATACTCAAGGACAGACAATTACTATTAATAATTTTAGCGGAAGCAGCTACGTTATTAATTTTACAGGAAGTGATGGACAAAAGAATCCTATTCTTTACTATGGAAGAATTGAAGGTACTGTAGGAGGTACTAGTGTTACTGCACCAACAGCTTCAAGCATAACATTTAACAACCCTGCCTCCACAAACACTACTGCAACTGTTAATTTATCAGCAAATGGAAGTGGAGGAACATTACAGTATGCCCTTGCAGTAAATAATAATACTCCTACAAATTGGCAAAGTAGTAATCAATTTACAGTTGCAAGAGGAAGCACTACAGTATATGCTAGAGCACGAAGAAGTTCTTCTACTAATTCAAATGTTGTAAGTGCTACTCCTCCTGGATTTTTAACAGGAGATACCTCAGTATCAGCAACAAATTCTACTATATCTTTTGGAGCTACTTCCGCAAGCACTACTCTAAGCA